GAAAGACGAGATTACAAAGCAGTACAAAGATGACGGAAGTGAAAATACAAAAGTACGTGTTTTTACATGTGCTCCCATCACATTGCAGATTTTGATTCGTAAATATTATCTACCTGTTGCTGCGATTTTATCACACTTGCCACTTGATAGTGAACAAGCTGTTGGTATTAATGCATCAGGTCCGGATTTCAATGAATTAATTGAACACATTAAAGTGAATGGTGATAAGACTGGATATGTAGCTGGAGATTTCTCCAAATATGATCTAGGTATGTCTGCCAATGCCATTATTATGGCGTTTTTCACAATGCGTAAATTAGCTGAAAAGATGCTGAATTATAGTGAGTTCGATTTGCTTATGATGGATATGATTGCAAATGAAGTAGCAAATCCCATGATTGCATACAATGGTGAGATGATTTTAATGGCAGGTTCAAACCCGTCTGGACAGAATATGACTGTGTACATTAATGGAATAGTCAATTCTCTGTATCATCGTTGTGTGTATAATAGATTAAAGAAAGAACACAATCTACCTGGAACGTTTTCAAGTGAGTGTCGCGCCACATTTTATGGTGATGACAGTCTCCTTGCACCCTCAGAAGCAGTCGCGCAACATGTGCATTTTAATGCATTTGCGCGTATCTATAAGGATGTAGGTATTGGATATACACCAGCAGATAAGAGTGATAGTTCTCCTGATCTAGTGAAGATGGAAAATATTGATTTCTTGAAAAGGAAACCAGTGTATAATCCACATTTACAACAGTACATGGGAGCTCTTGATTTTGGTTCGATTGTAAAATCTTTACATTGTAATGCGACTGACACATTGCCACCGGACACAGCTTCAGCTGTTAATTTGGATGGATCAATTCGCGAAATGTTTAATCATGGTGAGAAAGCTTATGAAGAATGGAGAGAAAAAGTGAAAATAATTGCGAATGCACATAATATTGCACCGCAGATCAAGAACTTGGATATTCCATACAGTACATACCTCCAACGTTACATTGCAAAATATGTTTATGGCGGAGAAGGCACTACGTTCAGTGCTCCTGAAGAAGAGGATTAAAGAACAACCCGTCTTTGGATGACATTTAAAAGCATCATAAGCGCGGTTCCCCTCGCGTTGTAGCTAAATAGGGACTTCAGTATATGGTTACCGTATTGATGTTGGGGGTGTAATACCCATTTTCAGTATAGGCTTTGCTGTCGCAGACTAAGCCCTTTTTAGGGAGGATCTTGTCAATCAAAAACATTGCCCACCCATCATGTCTGATGGGACATGCTGGTTCTTGGAAAACAAACCATCAGTGAACAAGAAATTTATAATTTATATACATTGAATTCTGAAGCAGAAATTGCTCAGAACGGGGAAACAGGG